TTTTAAGATCCTCCTTATTTATTGCCTCTTTTGAGGCTACCTAAATAATATCACAACTGTTTTACACTTGTCAAGCATATATATAAAAATAATTAGGTAGTATCCTGCTTTTCTTTAACCCATTTAAGGCTTATTTAGGTAGTATATTGCTTTGTCAACAAAAATAATTGAAAATATTTTTTAAAAACTACTTCAGCATCTTTCTAGGGCATGAGATAATAGATGTAGTGTGTTAGTACAATAATACGCTAAATGTGGGGTGTTTTGGGTTATGTCAAAGGGTAAAGAATATAAAGAAGAAATAACAAAAAAGACAAAAGAGGCTTATATTGAATCTCTGAGGCAAGGCACAACCAGGGCCGAAGCTGCAGAAGCAGCAAAGACAACAACTACCACTATTTGGCGTTGGGCTAAAGAGGATGAAGAATTTGCAAAAGCAATCGAGATCGCACTTGAAAGCAGAATAACAGTAGTTGAAGATGCTCTTTATAAAGATGCAACAAGCGAATCGGGTAATCAAAGGACTATTGCTAAGATATTTTGGTTAAAGAATAGAGGCCGGGGCAAGTGGAGAGACAAGCAAGATATTGAGGTTGTCATGCCTAAAGTCATCCACGAGGTGCATTATATCCAGTCCGGGAAACCTCCGGTGATAGTGGAAGAGTCGGAGAGCGAAGAAAAGAAAGAGGAAAATTAAAGGTCCTATAATGTACGTAATGTAAAGTAAATCTTAGGGAACGCATCTGGAAAAGCAGATAAAGGGGCGGATGCGGTCAGATTTGTAGGGGTTCAAATACTGTATAGGCAATTATTAGGCAATTATTAGGAGGAAATATGGAGATTATCACCATTGAAGGTAAGAGATATAAAAAAATAGATACTTCAATGTTTTTCACTAGAAGATATACGGATAAAAAGACAGGACACATTACGGTTAAAACCTATATAAAACCTATAAGAGTAATAGATTTTGATAAATGGACCTTGATTAACGGGGAAGAATACGAAGAACTAGACTAAGAGAGGATTTATGCCAGAAATAGCCGAAATAGGCCAAGAAAATAAAGAGGAAATCTATATTCCCTATAACTTTGTACCTTACTATTGGCAAATACCCTCTTACAATATGATTTATGACGGCTACCGCTGGGGGATATGGGTAGATCACCGGCGCTGTGGTAAGGATGCCAGGGCTTTTAATCTCACTTTAGAGGAAATGTGGAAGAATCCAGGCCTCTATTATAATGTCTTTCCTTCTCAGAAGCAGGGAAGGAAGATCCTTTGGGAAGGATACACGGACCCGGATGAAACAAATGCAGGGCAGCAGTTTATTGAAAAGTTTTTACCCAAAGGGATCTTATGCGGAAAACCTAATAATACAGATATGAAGTTTAATATCTATACCAAGGGCAACCGTGCTCATTCCATGTTTCAGATTATCGGAACAGACTTAAACCGGTATGAAGCAATGAGAGGTACTAACCCCAGGGGAGTGGTTTTCAGCGAACAGGCAAGGCAGCACCCGGGAGCCTGGGATGTAGTAAGGCCTATCTTAATGAAAAATAAAGGATGGGCTATCTTTCAGTCAACACCTAATGGGAATAATCACTTTAAAGAACTATATGAGAGGGCAAAGAAGAACCCAAAATGGTTTACTTGTCTGCATACCGTCAATGACACCTACGATCATAACAACAAAAGACTGATTACCAAAGCACAAATAGCCGAAGAAATAAGGATGGGTATGACCGAGGACTTTGCTCAGCAGGAGTTTTATTGCTCTTTTCAACAGGGAGTATAGTAGATACTTACTGGGATATCGGATCAGTACATGACGCTGTATGGTTCGTTCAGCAAGTAGGGAAAGAAGTAAGGTTTATAGACTATGAAGAAGCAGAAGGGGCAACCTGGGCGTATTGGGCCAGGAAACTCAGAGATAAAGATTATCTCTATAGCAGACCCTTTGCACCCTTTGACATAGTAGGCAAAGAAAAAGCAGGAGAACAAGAAGCAGCCAAAACAAGATTAGATTGGGCAAGGGATTTAGGTATTTTCTTTCAAATCACCCCATTCGCCTCTTTTGAGAATGGAGTAGACGCAATCAGGGGACTTTTAGGTCTATGTAGTTTTGACGAGGAAAAGACCGCAGTAGGCAGAAAGCATTTAGAGCAGTGGGGAAGGGTATGGAACAGATTAGAGCAGAGATACACCGATTTTGAGGCCAGAAACCCACACACTCACGCAGGGGCAGCCGCAAGGTATGCGGCGATCAATATCAGGCAGTCTCAGGGTTACGATGTTACCAAGACCAGAGAGGAATTGCATTTTAAGCAGCAATATCGGAGAGATAGTGGCGGTAGTGCGATGTCAGTATAAAAAGGAGGAGGTTTAAGAAATGATTACCAGAGAGAATAAATGGTTACGGGGTAGAAAGTGGAGTAAAAAGACCATAAAAGAATTGGAAAAGAAAGAAGCTTTTATAATGCCGTATATTAAGGTAACAAAAAAAGAAGTCAAAAAATTATATCCAAACAAAGGAGGGCTAAATAATGGAAAGTAAAGAAGCGATTGAAAAACTTAAAGGGTTTCACGATTATCTTCTTAAATGTTACCCGGGTTTACCTATCAATCTGTCAATGCACAGAGAAGATACGGAAAAAGTTATTGAATTAATTGAGGAACTTGGTAAATACAAAGAGATGTGGAATGAAATAGCAACGATGTATAAATTACCATGTTATGGATTAGAAGATTCTAAAACTTTAATGGCTATTAAATATATTGAACAAAAATACTTCCCAAAACCAATTAAGACAAACGCTATTCATATAAAAATGACAGGGAAGATAGATGACTTTGATGAGATTTACAGAAAAGTAAACTCCATAGAAGAATATTTAAGAAAAAATAAAATGGGTTTTACATTGGAGTGGGAATAGATGCCAAACTACACCTTAAAATGCCTTAAATGTGGCAAAGAAGAAGAAGTCATCTGTCCGGTAAACGAAAGAAATGTTATTACCTGTATTTGCGGGGGAAGAATGAAAGTTAAGATCACTACAGCTAATTTTAAAGTTAGCAGATATAAACCGAAAGTCCAGAAATGGGTAAAAGAGAGAGGATTATAACCCCCAAAAGGAGATAACTATATGATAACACCGCAAAGCACCAGAGTAGAAAAGATGAAGGATATGTGGGAGGAAGGATACAAAGGACAGGCCGATTATATTATCAAAGCTAACCGGAATTATGGCTTTTACGAGGGTGGAGATAAGCAGTGGGAGGCAAGGGATATCGCTATACTAGATTCAAAGAAACGAATACATCTATCCCTTAATATCGTATTCCCCATCATCAACCTACTTACCGGTTATGAACGGCAAAATAGAATGGATCTCAAATGCTTCCCTAAAAAAGGTGGTATTGGTATAGTAGCAGACCTCCTGACCGAACTGGTAAAGCACGTAGAGGATCAGTCTTTAGGCTTATATATGCGATCAGCGGCATTTTTTGACGGAATCATATCAACAAAAGGGTTTATGAATTTAGATATCAAATATGACGAAGACCCCTTCAATGGTGAAATCGTTGTAGATATAGACGACCCCTTTGATGTCTGTGAAGATCCCAACAATAAAAAATATGACCTTAATTTTGGCAAGTATGTTATTCGTTCATTCTGGGGTGATAAAGAGCAGATTAAATTAATTTTCCCTAAAAGTAAGAAATATATAGATGACCTGAAATATGATGATTTAGATAACCGGGACAGGGATAGAATACCAGGTAGCGATAAAAGCCCGGATTTATTTAAGGCAAGGCTAAGAGAGACCTGGTGGAAGTCTTACGAAAAAGCAGTTTACTTTATTGATACTGTCAATATGGATAGCAAGAGAGTCCATAAAAGTAAAATAGACCTACTTAAAATCATACTAGAGAAAGACCGTAGGAGAGCAGAGGAACAGGGAAGCCGACCCATTTTTGCGGTCAGAGAAAATGTTATACCTGTCTTAAACTGCACAACCACCTTAGGGAAGATTGAACTGGAACATAAGGAAAGACCTTTTGGCGAGATGTCAAAATTCCCCATTATCAGGTTTGTACCTTATTTTATCAAAGGGAATTGTCTCGGAGTGGTAGATAACCTGATTGACCCGCAGAAAGAGAAGAATAAGCGGAGAAGTCAGGCAGTCAATATTATTAATAGTAATGCCAATACAGGGTTTATCGTCAAAGAAGAAGATGGAATGGATATAGATAATTTGGTAGAACAGGCTTCCAGTCCTACGCCGATTATCACCTATAAAGGGACAAAGCCAGACAAGATAGAACCTACCCAGTTATCCTCAGGTCATATCGCTTTAGAGAAGCTAGCCGAAGAAGATGCTCCCAAAATATCCTCCGTTAATCTGAATATGATGGCACAGGGGCCAACTTCCGAATCAGGAGTAAAGGATAGGCAAAGAATTAATCAAGGATTAATAGGTAATGAAATCATCTTTGATAACATGAAATTGACCCATAAAATCTATTCCGAAACCATTATCGAGATGATTCGATATGGAAATACTTTCTCGACTGCCGAGATGATGGCCATAGCATCAGAGGCCAAAATGGAACAGAATGTAGACCAGTTATTAGAGGCAATCAGGAGCAGGAAGGTAGGCAAGTATGGTATTGCGATATCAGAAAGCCCGACCAACCCAACTATCAGGTTTGCCAACTTCCAGATGTTAATGGATATGGCACAAATTTACGGACCAGAAATTATACCGCCGGATATCGTTATCGAGGCAAGCGATATGCCGAAGAAAGAAGAAACCATAGAGAGATTGAAACAACAACAGGCTATGCAACAGCAACTTCTTATGGCACAGGCTAAAGGACAACAGCAGGGAAATAAACAACAGCAGGCACAGAGGAAGCAACTAATTAAACGATAATAGCGGGATAACCTTCCCGAAGGTATAAATCGGGCAATTCGCCTAACTCAAAGGCGTTAAAACGAGAGGAGTATCGGAAAATGCCAGATGAAATTAAAGAACCCGCAGAAGTTATAGAAGAGAAAAAATATTCGGAAAAGGAGTGGAAAGGACTTTTAGGCGATAAACAGAGTGAAACAAAAGCAAGGCAGAAATTAGAGGCAACATTGGCGGCTAAAGAAACATATTATGAAGCAGAACTAAAAGACTTACAGGCTAAATTGGCACAAAAGGAAAGTGCATCAGATGAGAATTATGACCCCGAAGATGTGGTAAGTATAGCACTATTAAATAAAAAGATAGCTAGCCTCGAAAAGAAATTAGTAGATATGTATACCAAAGAAAAGACCGAGATGACCAAAGCAGAAAAAGATAAACTCTTCGAGAAAAGCCTGAAAAAAGCAAAGGAAAAATACAGCGAAGAAAAAACAGGCAAAGGTTTGTCTTTCGATGAGGTCAGTGAAGGTACTACAAGAATGGTAAAAGAAAATAAGGTATACGGAGATCTAATATTCAATGATCCTGACCCTGCTGAAAGAGCCTATCAGATAGGCTTATTAGACCCGGTTATCGCTAAAAGATATGAAACCTATAAGAAAACCTTACCACCCGAAGGCGTTACCTCAAAAGAGGGATTAAAGGGAACCACTGTCCCAGCAGGATTCTATTCTCAGGAATATGTCAAGAAGATGGCAAAAACACCAGGTTGGATTAAAGAACATTTAGCCGAGATACAGGAATCGCAAAAGAAGTGGACTAAATAACCTTACCATATAGGTTAATATGGGCTTTCGTCTAACTCTAAAGACGCAAAATTAGAGGTTAAGTTAAACAAAATATTATGAAAGGAGTTAGACTAATGTCTATTTTGAATTGTATACCCGAATTATGGAACGAGGCCATGATCCATGAAATGGAGAAGTCCCATGTATACGGCAAGATTTGCAGATGCCCGATAGATGCCCCTATCACTAGAAAGGGTCAGTCAGTCCATATCAGCGGAATCGGTGCTATCAATATCGGTACTTATGACGGTAGTGATATCACCATGCAGGGTTTATCGGATGCCGGAGTTACCATGACGATAGATTATGCCGATTATTTCGACTTCTGGGTCAATGATGTGGATGCCTTACAGGCTAACGCTAATCTAATGTCAGAGGCAACCCGGAAAGCTGCTTACACCATGGAGAATACTGCTGACGGCAGAATTTACGATGCCATGTATGCGGCTGCCGGTTTAGGAACCATTACCGAAGGAACGATGGATGTTACCGCGGCAATAAGCAATATAGCCGAACTGGATTTAAAACTCAAGGAAGCGGAAATTCCCAAAGAGCAGAGATGGATCACCATACCTCACTGGGTAGGAACTAAATTATTACTGGCCGGCTTATACCATGCACAGGACTTGAAGGGCAATATCAACGGATTTGTTACCGATATTTTAGGTCCTGATTTATACGAGTCCGGTAATAATGCGGCCACTGTTGCTTTAGCAGGCTCTTACGGCTGTACTGCCTATGCAGAACAGATTGTTGACACTAAGGCGTTTCAGCCTGAAAAGAGATTCGGCGATGCACTTAAAGGATTACACGTTTACGGTATCAAGGTTGTAAAACCTAACGAAATGGCAATCGGTGCGTTTACTGAATCTGCCGAAACTGTAATCTAAAAATAATAACGATAGGTAGCCCTCTTTATGGGGGCTATCTTAAAATTTTTAAAAGGAGACAAAATATGGCTACCTCAAAAGATGCAACCATTTATGATTTGGTTTTGAATACTGGAACTATCGTAGTCCCGGTAGCGCTTGATTCCGATACGGTCAGTCTGGTAATCACTCCGACAAGACCATGCAGAAAATTAATGCTTTTAGTAACTAATGGCGGAGCCGGTTACGACATTGATATTGTTGCAGGTGGCTACTGGGCAGGTCAGGCAATGACTACCGTAACGATGGCAGCAGAAGTACGGGCATTCGTATTTGAAGCCGCAAGGTTTTTAAAATACCAGGTGAATACTGCCGGGTCTGTTTATGATTACCGTATCATTGTTACATTCGGTGCTGCTGCCACGACCACGACTTATTATACCGTTATGCAATTACCATAATGGTAGAAAGGAGAAAATATTATGCCTACTATAAATACTGCTGTTGTCAATATAAATTTGGTGCGTGATAGCGGGACTTTATGTACTAAGGTTAATTTTACCAATACCGGAGCTAATGAACTTGAAACTTTAACCTTCATACCCACCAAGAACGGAAATAAATTAGTGGTAATCATTACCGAAGGATCGGGTACTGACGGCAGTTTATCTATTACCGTTGCGGCAGGAAATTATTGGGCTGCTCAGGCTATGGGTGCGGTTGCCGTTGCTCAGGGAACTTCAAAGGCCTTCTGTTTTACACCTGCAAGATATATGACTACAACCGGAGTTGACGCTACCGAAAGTAAAATTGTTGTAACAATAACCCCCGCAAGCGGTAAAAAAGTATGGACTGACCATGACGCGTTCTATCAGCATTTTCAATTACCGCTGTAAATTACCTTAAAATTTAAGGGAAAGGAGAATATTATGGCCTATATAGATGTACCTACCAGTACAAA